AACAAGATATACAACCTACTTTAGATTATGTAAAACACCTGTCTGAACATACACCAGGTAAAGATTTTCGTCATGTAGCAGAAATACCCATGGTAATATACCAAAAAGCACTAAGAGAAGGTTGGGCTAAAGATTCTGCACAATGGAAGAAATGGTTAAACCATTCTGATAACAAACCCTTTAGGACATGGAAAGGTAAAGTATGACATACGATGAACTAAAAACTAATATTGCAAATTTTTTAAACAGATCAGATTTAACAGACCAATTAGATTTTTTTATTGATGCAACAGAAGCAGAGTTTAATAGAAGATTAAGAGTTAAGGACATGATAAAACGGGCAACTGCTACAGCAGATGCACAATATATGTCATTACCAACAAACTGGTTAGAGGCTATTAATGTAGAAATAACATCAAACAATTTTAGACCATTATTTCAACAATCTATTGAATCATTAGATGTGTATAGAAAAGCTAATAACAATGTAACTGGTGAACCTATTTATTATGCAATCGTAGATAATTCATTAGAGTTAGCACCTACCCCTGACACAAGTTATACGCTACAATTAACATACTATGGCACTATAGATGCTTTAAGCAGTTCTAATACAACGAACTTTATATCCACAGGATATCCAGATGCTTACTTATATGGTGCTTTAAAACACGCTTCTATCTATCTAATGGAAGATGACAGAGTGCCGTTATTTACAGCACAGTTTGAAAAAGCATTAGAAGAGATGAGAATGGAACAAGAGAAAGCAGAGTTTGGCAAAGGATCTCTAATACAAAGAAGAAGAACTTATGGCAAGTCTGGTAAAAAAATGTATTATTGGAATAATAATTAGGAGATAAAATGGCTGGATTTAGTGATTATTTAGAGGACAAAGTATTAGACCATGTATTTGGTGGTAATGCTTATACAGCACCAACAACATTATATGTTGCTTTATACACTGTAGCACCTACAGATACAGGTGGTGGTACAGAAGTATCAGGCGGTGCTTATGCAAGACAGACTGCTGCATTTACAGTATCTGGTACTGATCCCACCACAGCAACTAACTCAGCTGCGGTTGAATATCCAACAGCTACAGCAGACTATGGTACAGTCGTTGCAGTAGGTATATTTGACGCTTTAACAAGTGGTAATCTAATGGCTTATGCAAACTTAACAGCTTCTAAGACTGTAAGTTCAGGCGATGTATTTAGATTTGACGCTGGCGATTTAGATATAACATTAGCATAATATCATGGCCTCAGTAGGCTATGGCTTATACACATACGGGAAGTCCAATTACGGAACTCCCGTTTATCATTTTGGTGCTGCCACAATAGCACAAACATCATCTGCAACAGCAGATGGTAGATTTGTTATTACTGGTGCATCAACCATAGCAGCAGTTTCTTCTGCAACAGCAACAGGTAGACAGATAGATCGCGGACAATCGGTTATCAGCGCAGTATCAAGTGTCACAGCTGTTGGTACACAAATAGACAGAGGCGCTGCAACTATAGCAGGAACATCTGGATTTACAGCTGTTGGCAGACAAATAGATTTAGGTTCTTCAACTTTATCAGCAAGTTCTGGTATGACAGCCACAGGTCACCAAATAGACCGTGGTGTAGTTATAGGACCAGCTATATCAGGTATGACAGCTACAGGAAGGTTTACTGTAGTTGGTGAAGGAACATTTGCAGAAACCAGTGGATTCAATGCAATAGGTGGTCTGGTTATAACAGGTGCATCTGTAATTGCACAAACAAGTGGATTTAATGCAATTGGTGGTCTAAAATGGGAAGATATTATTGTTCCTGGTGAGACTTGGACCGATCAAATAGTAGCAGACGAAACTTGGACAGAACAAACTAATCCAAGTACATCATGGACAAACTTAGGCGAACAAGACGCAGCTTAGAGGAATTTTTTTATGGCAGATACATTTACAACAAATTTAAACTTAACAAAACCAGAAGTAGGCGCATCTACTGATACATGGGGTACAAAGATTAATAATGATCTTGATGATGTAGACGCGTTATTTAGTTCTACTGGTACTTCAGTAGCTATGAACCTAGACGGAGCAGTCATAGATAGCTCTGTTATTGGTGGAACTACACCAGCCGCAGGTACATTTACAACTCTTACAGCTAATACATCTATAACAGGCACACTAGCTACAGCAGCTCAACCTAATATTACAAGTGTTGGTACGCTTACAGGTTTAGACGTTGCAGGTGCTACTACTATTACAAAAACAGGTACAAATGCTTCTCCGCATATAAAATTAACAGAAAGTGGTGATACAAGAGAATTTAATATTTATAATGATGGTTCAGGTAATGGTCGTTTAGTTTTAGCTGATACAGACGATACTCCTGATTCAGAAATTGTTTTAGCTGATAATGGAATTTTACAATTCAAAACAGCTAACAGTGAAGCTATGACTATTGATTCTTCAGGAAATGTTGGAATTGGAACGACTAGTCCTTCATATAATTTTCATGTAACTGGATCAGGAGACACTATTGCAGCAGTAACAGCAGGTGCAACATCTGTAGCTGCATTAAATTTAGGTAACGACACAAACAAAGCTGATGGCGGTATTCGTTATGACAATAGTGCTGATGCTTTAATATTTAGAGCATCTAATGCTGAGAAAATGCGTATTGATTCTTCAGGCAATGTTGGAATTGGTGAGTCATCACCAGCAAATTTGCTTCATGTAAAAGTAAGTGATACTGGAATAGCTCCTCATGCTTCATCACAAATAGTTTTAGAAAGAGATGGAACTAACTATTTACAATTTTTAACATCTGCAACAGGAACTTCAGGAGTTTTATTTGGTGATACCAATGATGTAGATGTTAGTAAAATATATGTAGACCATAACACTACAAAAATGACATTCGTTAATGAAACGTCTGAAGCAATGGTTATAAATGGCATTCATATAGGAATGGGGACTTCGAGTCCTGCTGATTATAATTCCGCAGCAGATAATTTAGTTATACGTTCAGCAGGAGATACAGGAATAACTATAGCAGCAGGTACAGCTTCAGATTCTACTATATTGTTTGCAGATGGTACTGGTGGAACAGCAGGATATAGAGGACGTATTGGTTATGACCATGCTCAAGATCAAATGAGATTTGATACAGGAGCAACAGAAAGAATGAGACTACTTAATGATGGTGACCTTATTATTGGTGGTGCTTCTTTTGCAGCAGATGGAGCTTTAAGTATAAGCCCAAACCATGATGACGGAGCTGCTGTTATTTTGTTTGACAGAGGAGCTACATCAGCTACTTCAGACGTAATTAGATTTGAAAATGGTGGTTCAACTATTGGTCAAATAAGATATAACAGTAGTTCAGTAAACTATGACACATCTTCAGATGCAAGACTTAAAAATGTTTTAGGCGAAGCAAAAGGTTTAGAAATAGTAAATAAATTAAATCCAGTGAAATTTGAATGGAAAGATGGTGGCGAAATACAAGATGGATTAATAGCACAAGAAGTTGAAGAACTAATACCAAACGCTGTACATGTTAATGAAGCAGGTTATTACTCAATGGATTACAGTAAAGTAGTAACACCGCTTATAAAAGCAATACAAGAACAACAAACACAGATTGATGCCTTACAATCTGAAATTAACTTATTAAAAGGAGAATAATATGGCAATTGGATATACTTGGGACGTTTCAACAGTTGATACTTACCCAACACATAACAGCCAAAGTGACGTTGTTTATAACGTGCATTGGAGATTAACCGCAGAAGATGATGCTAACCAAGATAGCGATGGTAACAACCACAAAGCTACCGTATATGGCACACAGTCTGTAGATACTTCAGATCTATCAAGCTTTACAGCTTTTGCAGATTTATCTGCTTCAACTGTACAAGGTTGGGTAGAAACAGCTTTAGGTGCTGATGAAGTGACAAGTCTTAAATCTGAACTGGATGCACAGATAGCTGAAAAAGTTACACCAACGTCTGTTACTAAAACTATAGGTTAAAAAATGGCACTGCTGCCTGTAACTCCGCCTGCTGGCATAGTCAAAAACGGTACTGACTATGCTAACAAAGGTCGTTGGGTTGACGGCAATCTTGTGCGTTTTGAAAACGGGTTTCTAAAACCTGTTGGTGGTTGGTCTAAATTAAGGAATACAGCATTAACTGGCGAACCTATAGGTATGTATGCCTATAACGATAATGTTGGCAATCCAGTTTTAGCAGTTGGTACAAGACAAAAAGTATATGTCTTATACGACAATACTTGGACCGATATAACACCGTCTGGTTTTGTAAATGATGCATCTGCCGATCCTTTAGGTTATGGTGCATACAATTGGGGTGCAGAGGATTATGGTGATGCTAGAAGCCAATCTGGGTTACCATTAAAACAAGGTCATTTTTCTTTTGATAACTGGGGAGAACACTTAATCTTTTGTTTTTCTGGTGACGGTAAGATATATCAATGGCGACCAGAATCACAACCAGGGGGTACTTCAGATACTATAGCTACAGCAGTCACAAACGCTCCTACAGGCTGTCAGGCTGTCCTAGTGACTAATGAAAGGCATTTAGTTGCAATTGGTTCAGGTGGCGATCCTAGAAAGGTATCTTGGAGTGACAGAGAAGATAATACAAACTGGACATCTCAAGCTACTAATACAGCTGGTGATGTACAAATACCTACAGGTGGTCGTGCATTATTAGCAGTGAAATATCAAAACGATGTCATAGTCTTTAGTGATACAGGTATAGATAGAATGAGCTATGTAGGCTCACCTTTTGTTTATGGTATAGCAGCAGCAGGTGCAAACTGTAAAGCAGTAAGTAGACGATCAGTTGTACAAACAGGTAATTTTGTTGCATGGATGGGTGAAAACTCATTCTTTGTTTACGATGGTGTTGTCAAAGAAATCAGATGTGATGTACATGATTTTGTGTATGACAACTTAAATGTAACTGGCAGGCAAGCGTGCTGGGGTG